ACCACTTCCTCCACTAACTATTTGTGTTGCAATTACTCCCATTGGAATTTGATCAGAATTAATTGCATCATCATTGTTACTTACAACAGGATAATTTTCACCCTCAGAAATCATAGTAACTCCAGTGATTTGTCCGTACGTTGCTGATAATGGATTCCAATCTATTATTGCTCTTCCAACAGCACCATATCCATTTGAACAAGGATCATCAAAAGAAACAGCAGGTGGATAATAGAAGTAGTCAGATCCTGGATCTTCAATCTCAACACCAATTATACTTGCTGTTCTTGAAAAATCGGCAGTTACTTCTGACAATCCCTCTGTATTATCTACAAATTTACCGAGTATTGCTCTACCAAATCCTCCACTTCCACTTCCACCAAAGAAACTCACAGTTGGAGGACCACAGAAACTTGGTGTTGAACAATCTGGTCTGGGGAATGATGAAGTATTTTCATTCATATTTTTGGTCACATTATCATATGTTTCTTGAAAATTAAATTGTTTTGTCAAACCTTTTCCAATAGTCCATTTTTTGACTTGACCAACACAATTTGAATCTGATTGATTACAATCAAGAAGATTACCAACAGATTTAAATGTATCTGAAGACGAACCTAAAATATCTTTTACAACAGTTCCAGCAGCAACTATTTTGTCAAGTGCTGCCAAAGGTGCGTCTAGTCCCTCTGAAATTTTATTATTAATAGTGCTTAAAAGAGATCCAGCAAATTGTTCTGTAATACATGCTCCTGTATTTACAACTTCTGTAAGTGCTTCCTCTATCAAACCTCGAACCGTGTCAGTCAATCCATTCGCAACTTTAGATCCTAAACAGTCTAATTGATCTTGAAGTCCTTTAATTGGATTTATTTGCCCTTTCTGTGCATCAATTCCTTTTATTGTGGCGAGAGCTTCAGCAACCGATGGACTTTTTCCTTGTGCAATTTGAAGAGCAAATTCTTTATTATACTCTGTCTGATATAATCTTTCAAGTCCTCCTTGTAAATTAGGAATTAAATTTGTATACAAAGATTCCATTGATGCGGTTATTGGAGCATTCGATAATTTTTTTATTTTTTCAGTCGCACTCGCCACGTTCTGTAGTAAATTAGTTCCATCACCAACTGTCGCAAATAAATTATCCAAAGTTCCAGATACACTTCCCAGAAAATTATCCGCACAAGTATCTGCTGGTATTTCAACTAAACCAAAAGTGCTTGATATCGGAATTTCTTTTAATTTATCTTTTGGTTTACTTTGATTAATTTTATCAATTGTTTTTTTACTAGTTGTTCTTGGAGATTTTTGTGCTTCATCATCTGCTTCATTTGCTTCTGATGGTGCAACAGTATTGTTTGGAACTGGAATATTACCTGTATATCCTGTAAAAGGAACAAAAGACTCTGATGGTGCATTTGAAGGAACTTGTTTTGTTCTACCAAAAGCACCCATTATAACTGGAATTTGACCATTATCTCCATCTAAGAAGAATCCCATCACAACGTCGCCAGGTCTTATCTTTACACTTGAAGCAAAGTTTGCACCTCCAGTTCCTGAAGTTGGTGGTAATAGAACACTTGCCCATGGTAGTTCTGCATCAGGAAGATCACCTTTGTTATATGGGTGATATCCTAAAATTCTAACCTTATATCTATTTCCCCATCCTTTTTTATTAGCTTGATCAAACCATGATGTTACGGGTGGAATTTGACCAATCCACCACCTAAAACCATCTCTTCCTATAAAATTACTTTTTAACAGTGACTCTTCTATCATTTTTTAACCGCCGTAAAATCCAAATGAATCCCTAACTATTTTCATAGAAGTATATGAACCTTCTGGATCAAAATGATGACATAACTCCTTTATTATATATTTACCACTTATATCAGGATCCAATTCACTTGAATCTTCTCTTGATATTTTTGGAAATTCGCATGTAATTACATTACCAGCTCTCAAATCAGTGTTACAAGGAATCAACATACTGATTGTTTGTGTAAGTAAAACATTATATCTCATCGTAGATTGTGCTTGATACTTACTAGCATCAGCATTGACATTTCTTGATATACCACGATCAAGTGTTCCAACATCTAAGATGCCAGTGAATATTCGAGTTGGAAGATCATCTAAAGTTCTTTCTGCTTCATCTGATATTTTAGGAAGTTCAATCTCCCTTGCTCCAAGTTTTTTAACATCAGATTTTTGAAATTTAAACTTACCTTGCTCTGGTGTAGTAAATCTAAAATTTAATGGGTTAAAGAAAAGTTGTTGACTTGAATATGTTCCTAATCTTAATTTTTTCAACAAATCTTGATTTTTATCAACAGAGTATTTTATGATTCTAAAATCATTATTTCGATCAACAGAACTCTTATTTACTTCTGTATAAACATATGTTGCTACAGATTCTTGCTCGATCATGTCATCAATCGATCTAAATTGAAAACCATCTTGAGTCTGATAAAATAAAAATCCTGCAGTTTTATCTCCAGATTTTGATGGTACTGATTTAGATGCTAACCATACAAGAACGGAAAATGGTTTTTTAAGATTGCCAATAAAATTATACTTGTTACTTGTAGGATCAACTTTTATACGAAGTGGATCAATTTTTAAGGTTTCTTGTAGAATTTTCTTTACTGATGTGGATATCGAACCTGTATACTTTCGAATTACTCTAGCAGTTTCATTTGTAATTGCCTCTCTTGAAACAAAATTAAGTAGAAAACTTTCTCTTTGAGTTTCCGCAATAACATCAGTAATACTTGAAACATAAAGATATTTCATCGGATCACTTGAAAAATTAATTCCCTTCTTGTCCTCACCATTATATGATTTACCCCTATCAAGTATTTTTAAGATAAGTCTTTCACCACCTCTTAAGGGAAGACCACCATATATTGATTGTTTTGCACCATCAACTTTACTTGAATCTGTTTTATCTTTTGGTGACATTGAATCACCAGTGTTAATTACCCTAATCTTAGCAGTAATTGTAGGTGAGAATATATCTTCATAGTAATCAACAGAAACTGCACCTAATCTAAGATCAGCAGTTCTCTCCTGATCGTTTGACTCAAGTGTTATTATTTCATATTGTGCTGGATTTGTTGCTGACATTATGTGTACGCTAGATTTGATAAAAATTGTTGTTCTATCATAGTATTTACTGAGTCATTCTTTAACATCAAAATCTTAGTGCTTGCACTAGGTGTTGATGATGCCATAGATTGATCCTGATCAATAACCACTATTTTTTGTTTCTTTTTATTAGGAGTTAAATTTGATACTGATTGGTTATCAGGTGTAACAGATTTAATAGATTCAGATTTCATAACTGAACTAGTTTTTCCATACGTGCTACCACCTTTACCAGCACCAGGAATATATCCACCAAGACCTGAACTTCCCATAGGATATGTCTTTCCGTCAAAGCTAATTGTTCCAATAGTACTTTTTATACTATCAGATGATCCTGACAACTCAGGGACATCTTTTTCATCCTTTAATTTCATCGGTGTTTTTGGTGCCGATCCACTCTTAATATCAATAACTTTTTCTTTTTTTTCTGTTGGTATTTTTTGTTCTGTTGGGGTAGAAACTCCTGTTCCTTCAGTTCCAACTTTCGCAATTTCTTTTTTAGCTTTGTCTATCGCAACATCAAAAGTTTCTTTTCCTTTTGAAATTTCAGATCCAACTTTATCTAAAGTTCCTTTAATACCTTTTACATCAGTTGGTTCCTCTGGTTTTTGTGGTTTACCTTCTTCCAACTTACCATCTTTTGCAATTTTCTTTGGATCCTCCTGTTCTTTCTTTTTAAGTAATCCAAGACCACCCTTAATTTTCTTTAGTATATTTCCAAATGCATTCTTGATGCCATCAAATTTTTCTCTAATGAAATTACCAATTTTTGAAATATCAAATGATTTTATTGTGTTAAATGCATTTGAGATGGCACCTCCTATTTTTTTGAAGAAATCACCAATACCAGTGAAGAAATCTTTTATTGACTGACCTATATTTTGAATCGATTCAATAACTTTTTTAATAAAGTTGACAAGTTTTAATCCAGTATTTACTAACCACCCAATCAAAATAGTTGAAAGAAAATCAATTATTTTACCTAAAATTCCTCCTGGTTTTTTAAGTTTCATTTCTGGATTTGGTTTTTCATTTGAGTCTTTGTTTCCCTCCAACAATTTCTCTCTTTCTTTTCTTCTTCTCTCCTCTGCCTCCTTCGCACGTCTTTTTTTATCTTTCATAAACTTATCTTTATCAATTTTTTTACTTTTCGCAGTATTAGTCTTCACTTTTTTCATAGTCACTCTTGATTTTTTTACTACCATTCCTCCTCTCTTAACAATTGCACCCCCAGATCTCACACCCACTCTGGCAATAGATCCACCCATTTTCAAACTACTTTTTACGGCGACTTTTGCCCCTACTTTGGCACCAACTAATGCCCCTTTTATTAATCCTCCTGCGATAGCTGCTAATGGTGCTGGCATTCTAAGTCACCGTATTGTAATTCATTTGTGAATATAATGTAAGAAAATTACTAGGATTTGAAGAAGCAATAGATGGTGCTTCAGTTTGATTTGAGTCTGCTCCTGGTGCTTTTCCACCATCTTGTTGTGCAAAAGATTTTTTGTAAACTATTTCTGGTTTAGAATCTGCAACTGGATCTAAATTTGTTTGAGAAGTAACTTTAGTTATTTTAGTTTCAGATTTTGGTGGTGATTGTACATTTGAATCACTAACTTCAGATACAGGTTCTGATGATCCACTATATCCACCACCACTTATTTTTGCCTCATACTTTGCTCTAATATTTTCTTTTGTTTCTGCCCATTTTACCCTTGCATCTGCCCAATGTTGTTGTCTTTCAACACCACTCTTTGGAGATGTTTCTCTAACTTGTTTCCACCATTTATCATGTGTTTCATTTATTTCTTTATTCATCGCATCTCGAATACCATCTAACCTATCTCTTTCTTTTTTGAATTCCATGTACGCTGCTTTTTGTTCCTCAGTTCCATGTTCCATTACATCAACATTTTTACCATCTATTTCAATTTTTCCACCAGAGGTAACACCCATATTTTTTAAATCTTTCAATCTTTCATTATTTTTTTTATGTGCATCTCTAAATTCTTTACCTCCTGCCATTGCGGTTCTTATTGCATTAGCACCCATAACAGCGGCACCAATACCAGCTATTACAGCTAATGTAATTAATCCTGGTGGTGATAATAAAAATCCTATGATTGCAGTTCCAACAGTTGCAAGCATACTGGCAATCGGAGTAATTAATGCAGGTATGGCACCAAGTCCACCACTCAATGCTAACATGATACCTCCAGCTATGCCAAGTGTTGAAACGATTGATAGTGCAAAACCAGCAAATGCCTTATAATCTCCATCCATAAATGCTTTTATTGCTTTCAAACCTTTATCAAATAGAAATCCAGCAAAGATGAGCATAAAAGCATCTTTTAATTTCTGTAAGATGCCCCCCATTGCTTTACCAGCAGATTTCATTGGAGCTAATAACTTATTTCTTAAAGAATCTGGAGTTTTTTCTAGTAAATTTTCTTCTTCACTTGCTTTATCTTTTTCGTCTGCTATTTTAGCACTTCTTTTTTGTTTATCCTCTTGTTCTTGTTTCTTCTTTTTCTCTTCAAGTAAGGAGTCTGATATTTTCTTTACGGTATCTTGAAGAGCAGATAATGCTTTTTGAATATTTTCAACAGTAGAAGATAAATTAGAATCACCACCAGTTTTTACTAGTGCTCCTCCACTCTCAGGAACCATTGAAGTTTGTGGTTGAATTCTAGTGGCATCATTTTTTCTATTACCAAAAATCCTATCACCACTTACACGAGTTCTCTTGAAGTAAGCGATTCTCTCTGCATTAGTTTTGAAATATTTTCCAGTACTAGGATCCACTCCAGTGATTGCTGGACTTAGTGTTGGTTTTAGAGAGATGTTAGATTCCACTTTGTTGTTGCTGTTTTAAATTTTCCTCTTCAATATATTGTTCTAGAAGAGCAACATATACATCCTTTTCCCAAGGAATCATATTTTCAATTTCAGTTAATGAGTATTTATGATGTTGCATCAAGGCAAAATTTATCTTGAAGTATGACGCTAAATCAATATGCGCCATACCTACTCGAAAAAACTTGACAGACCCTCCAATACTACTTCGGATTCAACCTTTGTTTCTGGATTTTTAATCTTAAGTTTATGAGATAATTTAGGCATTGTTTCAAAGAAAGTTTCAATTTCTTTAAATTGTTTTGAACTTAACTGTTCAATAAAATCATTAAGTTCTTTCTTTGTACAATCAGATGCATTCCAAGATTCTTCCTCATTAAATACTTGATCGATACATGAAACAATCATGTCAAATGATTGAGAAACGTTAATACCTTCATCAACATTGAAATTATTTGAAATAAATTCAGATAAGGATGGATATTTCATTCTTAATGTTAGATTTTCATCTAACTTAATATCTTTTGTATGTTTTGGATTTTTATGAACTTTAATTTCATCAAGAGCAATGGTAACTGGAACCTGAGTCTTGTCATCGTCAGGACAGGTGATTATAACATCAACATTCTCTCCAACGGATTTTCCACGAATATTTAAGAACAGATATTCTATATCAAATGTTGATAATTTTTCAACTTTAGTTCCCCTAGTTAGAATACAATTTCCAATCACAGTTTTAATTGCATTGGTAATTTGCTTTTGATCTTCTGATTCCATCGCAATAATCAGAAGTTTTTCTTCTTTTACTAAGAATGGTCGATACTTAATTTTTCGATCACTCGATGGTAATACCATCTCATAAGTTGGGGTTACAATTTTTGGTAATGGCATAATGTTTACAGCACTTCATTATTTTTATTTATAGTGGTTTTAGAAGAGTCTAAAATTCTCGTTATCACCTCTTTGTACATTCAAACTATTATCTTTTCCTGAAATATATCTCTCATAGTTAAATGTGCAACTTACCTGTAAAGTATCTGAACTTCCATACTGTACAGGTGTTGAAGATAAACTAATTGGAAACATTCCTATAAATGTATATTCAAGTTCCTGATCATAATCACGTTCAAATTTTACAATTTTAACTCTATCACATTTATATCCACTAGCACCTCTTGGATACCTCATACGATAAAAGTATGCAGGGGATGATTTTGAGAAGAATGAATTTTTACTTATTTCTGAACCACTTGAGATATATTCAATCCAGTGTTCTAAAAATTTAATCATTTTATAATCTGAATCAACATAAAAAGACAACACCAACTCTGTAAAAATTCTTGTATGTGCAAATTTTTCCTGAACTCCAGTAAAATTACCAAATATATCACTTGTTCCCAAAGTACTGCCTGGCAGTGATGCAGAGTTACAAAGTAATCCAGCATTTTCAATTATAAATCTTCGATTAACACCTTTACTCGCAAGATAATTAAATAAATTTCTTGACAAACCATCAAAAAATACTTGATAGTGCGAAGTTTGTGCTGTTTTTGCAAGTTTGTTTCTAAACTCACCTATTTTCTTAGGACGAACCATCTAAATACTCTATATCTCTATATAATAAACTATTTAGATGTCTTATAAGGGAAAATACTATCCATCCTTTCCTAAGAAGTACAAAGGTGATCCGACAAATATAATTTATAGATCACTTTGGGAAAGAAAATTCATGGTCTGGTGTGATAAAAATGAAAACATATTGAAGTGGGCAAGTGAAGAAATCGCAATTCCATATCGATCTCCAATAGATGGTAGACTGCACAGATATTTTCCAGATTTTTATGTTAAAGTCAGAGAAAACAGTGGAAAAATTGTTGAAAAATTGATCGAAGTTAAACCTTTAAAACAAACCACACCACCTACAAAACCAAAAAGAAAAACAAAAGGATATATCTATGAAGTTCGTGAATATGCAAAAAACATGGCAAAATGGGAGGCAGGAACTGAATTTTGTAAAGATAGATCATGGAAATTTCAAGTATTAACAGAAAAAGAACTAGGAATTAAGAAATGACAAACAGTTATCCAACTGATGATAAAGATAATAGAGTTAGATCTGTAGTCTATAAATTAATCGGTACAGAGGATCCTGATGATTTAATGATTGAATTGATGCAAGTATTAGGTGATACAGTGACTCCTGTTCCAGATGTTGGTAAGTACTATATTTTTGTATATAACCCAAAAACATCAGGTATTCAATATGACCAAAATCCTTTAGTTGCAGTCACAGATGTATTCAGATGGGGTTTTCGTGGTATTAATTTTCACTGGAATGGATACCGACAATATACATGGAATGAAGTTGCTGGACAACTCTATGAAGTGAGGTCAGATGAGTTGGCTGATGTAAGAGAATTACCTTTTGCAAAAATCCTGCTAAATAGTTAAAAAAATAGGGTCGATAATGGTAAGAGGAACTAGAGGTAGTGGAGCGAAAGATAGGGGTCAAAGAACTCCTTATGTAAATCCTAACCCAAATAAAAATCAAAGAGGTATTGGTGCAAGAGGAAATAGAGGTAGAACTGAGACAAGACAGCAAGAATCTAATGGTGCCCCTGTTGATAATGTTAAATATAAAACAAACAACACTTCAAGAAGAAGAGCTCCAGTTTTTAACTATAGATACCCAAATTCACAATTAGAAAGAGATAGTGATTTTTTAGAAATTAAAGTTGTAGAATATAAACCACCTGGTTTAGAAAGAGATCAGAATCAAAAATTTAAATTAAGCACATCAACAGAAGCTGTTCAAAAAAATATAGAAAATCCATTGGGTTATATATTTTTACCAATGCCTGAGAACATTCAAGATAGTAATGATGTTACTTGGGGTGAGGATAGTATTAATGGATTAGCTGCCAGAGGTATGGATATTGCAACAAAAGCAATCAAGTCAGGTAATCCTGTTTCTGCAGTAGGAGAACTTATAACAGGAACTGGAGGAGCATTAGGTGATTTTGCAGGTGATAAAAGTGCTCAAGGATTAGCACAAAGTTTTTTCGCATCAAAAGCAGTTAATATTTTAGGTGGAAATACAACTCTTGATGGGATATTGGCAAGAACTCAAGGTCAAATCTTAAATCCAAACATGGAACTTTTATTTAAAGGAGTTAAACTTAGAGGATTTAGTTTTGATTTTGACCTTGCACCCAGAGATGACAGAGAGGGACAAACAATTAAAAATATAATTCGAACATTTAAGGTAAATATGAATGCAAGAAATTCATCATCAGGAGACGAAAATACATCAGGATTATTCATCAAGTCACCAAACATATTTCAACTAACATATAAAACTGGAAACAAAAATCATAATTTTTTACATAAATTTAAACCAATGGCACTCACCAATATGGGTGTTAATTACACTGGTGCAGGAACATATGCCACATATGATGATACAACACCAGTGCACATGAAGTTGACATTAACATTCCAAGAGTTGAATCCAGTTTATGCAGAAGATTATGAGGCAGATCAAGGATTAGAAGGAGTTGGATTCTAATGGGATATTTTAGAGAACTACCAAATATTGAATATCAGTCACCATTTCCAACTAGAATGTCAAATTCAAGTTATGTGACTGCAAAGAATCTTTTTAGAAGAATGAAGATTCGTGATGATTTACAGAATATTTTTACAATTTTTAATAAGTATCAAATTGAAGATGGACTTAGACCAGATAATGTTGCAGAAGAAGTTTATGGAAAATCTAATTTAGATTGGGTTGTCATTTTATCATCTGGTATTACAAATATTCGAGATCAATGGCCACTATCCAGTAGGGATTTATATAAATTTGTTGAAAATAAGTATGGTTTGAAAGAAATAAACGAAATTCATCACTATGAAACAAAAGAGATAAAAGATAGAGAAGGTAAGTTAATTCTTCCTGCTGGATTAGTGGTAGATTCTGATTTTTCTATCTCATATAGAGAAGTTGTTGGTTATGATAGTGTTAATAATGTCACTGATATATCTACCAATCCAATAGTACCTAGTCCGTCAGACATAGTAACTGGAATTTCTAATTATGAGTACGAAACTAAAATAAATGACGAGAAGTCATCAATATACATTTTAAAAAGATCTTTCTTACAACAATTTTTAACAGACATAAGAAATGAGATGACCTATAAGAGATCATCTCAATATGTGAACGATAATTTAATTCGAACTGAAAATACCAGAGTTAAATAATTACTCTGCTAGTTTAGCAAAATAAGATAGTGCGTCATCTTCGTCTTCATTAACACTTGATGGTGTTGTAGAAACGGCAGCATTGACTAATTCTTCTGCTTCACCACGATCATCATCCTCTTCAAAACTCTCTGCGTCTCGACGAATAGTAGCACTATTGCCAAGAACATAACCAAGACGTTTTTTCAATTCATCATAAGTTTTGAATTGTTCTGGTGCAACAAACTCAGATAATGATGATTCTTTCTTCCAGATTCCTTCAAGTGCGTCATCATCATCAAGCAAAGGAGTAACTGGAGTGAATTCAGAACTATCATAGTTTCTGTATCCTGCTACATTCTTTGCCTTCAATTTGAAGTTAGCACCTTGCCAGAAATCGAATGGATCGATTGCTTCCTCATCTTCAAACTCAGGTTGCATTGCTGCAGTGAGTTTATCAAATATTTTTTTACCATACTTGAATAAGAATACTTTACCCTCATTCTCAGGATTTGCTGGATCTTTTACAACGTAAATATTACTGATGTAAGTTAACTTACGTTTCTGCTTTCTTGCAGCGTCTTTACCTGCATCTGTTCCATTGTTCCATAACTGAGTATTGTACTCAGAAACAGGGTCTTTCTGACCTAGTGTAGTCAAAGAGTTTTCAATGTACCAACCGCCAGGACCTTGAAAGGCATGACTGTAGAGTTTTATAAATGGAAGATCTTCTCCATTTGGTGCAGGTAGAAATCGAATAACAGCATAACCGTTACCAGATTTATCACATTCTAATTTCCAAAGACGATCATCACCTGATGCGCCATTGTTATTCATTTTTTCCACTTCTTTAACTAACTTTGCAGTTAAAGAACCTAATTTTGATTGCTTTTTAAGATTAGCAAAAGACATTTAGATACCTCGGATTAATTTGGATTCGTTGGATGTTTAGATTATAACAAAAAATTATACATTCGTCAACAATTGTTTTTCATTTTTTCAATTGTATCTTCCATTGCACTGAATAATATATTCATATCAGTCCCTTCTGGGAATCCCATGATTTTGACTGATTTACGTAAATTTTTAATCATTTCAATCGCATCTGGATCATCTGATAGTGACAATCTGGTGTACATAATCTTTTGTTTATCTAACAAAAGTTCAAGATTTTCGATATGATTCTGAAAATCTTCAGATTCCATATCTCTTATATTCAATCCATTTTTATAAACTTCTTTTTGAAGTTCATGAATTTCTTGAATTGATTCTTGAATTATATTAGAGTCGAAAAATTTACTCATCTACAATTTTCCTCAATATTTGTTTAAATGGAAATACATTAATATTTAGAAAAGATTTATATTTTTTCATTTTTAAACTTACGGATTCCCACACTGGATCACTTAAATTCTGATCAAATTTTTTCCCAAAAGAAAAGATTTTTTCGAAGATCACTAAAGTTTCTAAACTTATTTCCCCTCCTAGATATTTTTTGAGTATCGGTGGATGACCTCTCGAACAATTGAATACTTCTTCTAATTTTTTTTCCGATAGTAATTCTGTTGATTGTTCTTTGAACAAGTAAGTTAAACTCTGCTGTCGTTTCATCCAGTCTGCGTAATTTCTTTCTCCTGAATTTATTATTTCCCCAATCCATAAATTTTGTGGTGCGTCTGTGGTTACAAAGTTTGCTAACAAGAAATCAGTAATTTCTTGATCTGAATATTTTCTAGATGTTTTTTCAAACCAATATTTATCCTTTCTTTTGTTAAAGGATGCCATTGTTGCTCTTGACTTACCTCCATACTTAAAAAAGTCATATCTTTTATTTGTGAAATGACTCTTCATTGAGAGATATGTCTGGTAGGTTTCAAATGGTGTCACTTTCATCATCTGTTTCTTCACTTTCTAATTCTGTAATAGCATCAACAGGGACTTCTGCGTCTCCAATACGATACCAATGTTGGGAAATCCCTATACTGTCAGATCTGACACCCAAATACTCCAAATCAGGAAAACTATGCTCTCTTAACATAGCTTGAAGTCGATAATGGACTAGTTGGGATTGAGATACTTTCATCATAATGGTAGTTTAGCTCTAGATGTCTTTTTCATAAAGTTTAAACTAATTGCGTCATACTTTAATCTTTCTTTTAAAGACTTTGAAATTAACTTAGAAACTGATTCTACCTCAATTTCATTCATTTCGCAATACTGACAAATTGCATCAATATAATTCAGTTTTTCATCAACGACTATTTTTTCTATTTCCATAGAAAACTTAGCAGCAGTCAAAAACTTCTTCTCTATCTCTTTTTCTAGTTCTTTACTGTGTTCCATAGAGTTTAAGTTTATCTTTAATAAATTTGGTAATATATTGTTGGAGCAATTTGATGTACTTTGCTTTGTCGTATTCTTCATAAACGATACATTCTCCATTTTCACAAGCCATGATAATTACAAGTTTTTTAACTGAGATATCTTTCATTTCGTACAACATACACCCATATGCCATACATTGAACAAAATAATGATCTATCCAGTCTCTCGGTTTTGGTTTTTTTGATGTTTTGAAATCGATTATTGCTAGTTCTCCATTATACTCTGCAACACAATCAACTGTACCTGCTACTCCCAGATGTTTACTATACAGTGGTCCTTCCAGAGCATGTATATTATTTATCTTCTTAAGTTCTCTTTTTGATATCTTAAATAAAAAATCAGATATCGGAGGAACTTTTGGAAGATCATCATTTTTGAGATAATGTTCAGTCAAAGTGTGCATGTCTGTTCCACGGGTTGTGGCAGCTTTTGTAATGCGATCTGCTTCTTCATTTCCAACTCTTTTCCTCCAATCAAGGAAAATTTGTTTATTGAAATGACTTGTAACAGATGTAATGGATACTAATTTAAGTAATTCATCATCATCTGGAACAGAATAATAACGAAC